GCCAAGTTCGCCGAGGCCTCCGGCCTGCTCGTGGCCCAGGTGATGACCGGCGAGGTGTTCCATAAGCTGGTCGGCCAGAACCTGGCCAACGCGCAGCAGCTGTTCAACAGCCAGTCGGTCAACATCGTCGACATCCTGGGTCGCCCTGTGATCGTTACCGATGCCCCGGCGCTGTACGAAACTGGCACGCCTGCCAAGCAGAAAGTCCTCAGCCTGGCTGATTCCGCAGCCATCGTCCACGACGGCAGCGACGTGGTGACCAGCGTTCAGACCAGCAACGGCAAGGAGCGCATCGAGACCACGTTCCAGGCCGACTACAGCTTCGGTCTGGGCCTCAAGGGCTACGCATGGGACATCGCCAACGGCGGCAAGTCCCCGACCAACGCCGAACTGGCAACCGGTTCCAACTGGGACCTGTTCGTCAACAGCGTGAAGTCGAGCGCTGGCGTGATCACCATCGGTGACGCGACCAAGTAACCGATAGGGGCGGGCTCCGGCTCGCCCCGTTTCTCTGGAGACTGAAATGTCCGAACAGAAGATTGCATACGAAAAACACCCGGTGTCGCCGGAGCGCAAGGCCGAACTGCGCAGCCAGGGCTTCAAGATCATCGATATCCAGTTCAAGCCTAAAGATGCTGATGGCGAGCCGGAAGCAGGCGGCGCTGGCCGCAAACCTTCCCATGGCCTTCGCGTCGATGACATCAAGGCCAAGTTGACCGAGAAGGGCATCGCCTTCAGCGACGGCGCAGAGCGCGCCGAACTTGCCAAGTTGCTCGATGAAGCTCCTCAGGGATAAGCCATGACCGAGTACATCACCATCGCGCAGGTCGACGGCCTGCTGGGGTCCGACTGGGCCGCCGAAGACAAGAAGGCCCGCGCGGTGCTGATGGCTAACACCTGGCTCGCCGAGCGGCTTACTGCGACGTTTTCTGATGTTCCTGACGCCGTCGTACAGGCCGGGGCGGAAATCGCTCAGCTTGCGGCGTCTGGCGGGCTCTACGGCGCTCAGGAGCGCGAGGTCGTCAGCACTAGTGTGACTGCCGGCCCGGTCCAATCGAGCAAGACGTTCCGCGAAGGCAGCAAGGCGCTGTCCGCCGCCGAGTCGTTCGCACTGGCACTCATTAAGCCCTGGTCGAACAAGGGCCAAGTCAAGCTGGTGAGGGGCTGATATGTCACTGCGCGACGAGATTCTAGATGGCGCTGCCGAAGCGCTGGCCGTTGTTCAGGAGATCGGCGAAACGATCACGCTGACGCTCGAGCAGGTCGGCGGCTATGACCCGGTGACGGGGGAGACATCGCCGCCTCAGACGCTAACGCAGACGACCAAGGCCATTCTCGACAACTACAGCCTGCAGTCATCTGGCACGCAGTACGCGGATGGCTCGATGATCAAGCGCGACGACAAGAAGATCTTCTTCGGCGCCGCCGGCCTCGAATGGCCTCCAACACTCGAGACGACGATTACCGCAGCCGGCCAGGTATGGACGGTCGTTGCCGTCTCAACGCTCAATCCGACCAGTGAAGTGCTGGCCTACGAGGTCCAGGGGAGGCGCTGATGTCGTTCTCTGATGATGTTCGGCGCTTCAATGAGAAGGCGGTGTCGGCCCATAACAAGATCACCAGATTGGCGACCTTGGAGCTGTTCAGGGGCGTGATTCTGGCAACGCCGGTAGATAAGGGTCGGGCAAGAGGCGGCTGGACTACCTCGGTTAGTGCTCCGGCCGCCTCGCCTGAGCGGCTTGACCCATCTGGCGGTTCTGCCGTGTCCGAAGTTGTCGAGAAAACCCCTGAGGGGGCCGGCCAGGTCACTTACCTGTCGAACGACCTCCCTTACATCATGGCTCTTGAGGAAGGCAGCTCGAAGCAGGCGCCTGAGGGGATGGTGAAACGGAACATGGACCGCGTACAGCGCATGGTTGACGCGGCAATCCGAAAAAACAGGGTGTGACGATGAGCGAGAGCAAGATTCACTCAGCGCTGGTGTCGGCCTACATCGCGTCAGGCGTCATGCCTGTGGAACGCACGGCATTCGAGGGCAAGACCTTCACGCCGCCGACCGGGCAGAGCTGGGCTCGCCTCACCGGTCTGCCAACTGGCCGCGCGCCTGCCGCCCAGGGCAAGAACGCCGCGCAGGAGTGGACCGGCATTCTGCAGATCGACGTATTCCACCCGAAGAACACCGGCCACGCTGGACTATTGGCTGACGCGGACACGCTGCTGGCGTTGTTCGCGTCTGGCAAGCGGCTCGACTACCAAGGCCAGGATGTACTGATCCGACGCGCTGAGCGCTCGCAGATTCGCCAGGAAGACGTCTGGCAGTCGGTCAGCGTCAGCGTCTACTGCACCGCCTGGTCATTCCCGGCGTAACCACAACCCGAAACACCGCGGCCCGCCTTGAGCGGGCTTTTGCATTTCTGGAGATAGCAAATGCCCTATGCACAAGGCGTCAATCAGAACACCTACATCAAACTGGAGGGTGTAGGCGGCACTCTTGACCCGGCCGTCGCCTGGATTCCGCTGCGCCTCATCACCAATGGCCTGAGCCAGTCGGTCGAGGAGCTGGAGTCCGACGAGATGCTGCCCGGCCGCCATATGGCAGAGTCCCGCAGCGGCGTCTCCAGCGTGGCCGGAGACCTCGAAGCCGAGCTAACCTACGGCACCTTCGATATGCTGCTGGAAGCGGCCTTTCACGGCACCTGGACCGCCAACGTCCTGAAGACCGGCAGCACTCGCCGCAAGTTCGCCATCCTCAAGCACAACGAGGACATTGGCCGCTGGCTGATCTACCGCGGCTGCGAAGTCGGCAGCGTTGCGATCGACTGCCCGCTGCAGGGCAAGATCGGCATCACCTTCTCCATGATTGGGACCAAGGAAGAGCCTTACGTCTACGATGCTCTGACCGAGAGCATCGCCGACCCGACCGAAACCGTGATGATGACCACGTTCGAGGGCTCGCTGACCGAAGGCGGAACCGGCCTGAACCATGCGACCGCGCTGAACCTGTCGCTCGATAACGGCATGGAGGCGATCTACCGCCTGTTCAGCCGCGACGCCTACGACATCAAGCTCGGCCGCATCAACGTATCCGGCAGCCTGTCCGCCTACATCGAGGACAATCGCCTCAAGGACAAGTACCTCGGCGAGACGAAGACCCCGCTCGTGATCACGCTCACCGATGGCGAGAACAGCTATCAGGTCAGCATGACCAAGGCGAAGCTGACCACCTCCAGCGAGGAAGGTAGCGGGGACGACCCGATCATCCAGTCCTACGACTTCCGCGCCTTCAATGATTCGGCCGTCGACACTGAGATCACCATCACCCGCATTCCGGCGTAAGGGGCGCGCATGAAACCGAGTGACTTTTTCACCCGGGCCAAGGCGAACGAGGGGGAGCGCATGCCGCTCTCCCTGCCTGACGGGACGCCAACAGATGAGTGGTTGCTGATCCGGGGCGTTGATTCAGATGAGTTCCGGCTCGCAATGGACGAGTTCCGGCGCGAGCTGCTAGCCCTGGCGGCCCTAAAAGATGAGAAAGATCGAGCAGATAAGACTCAGGCCGCACAGCTCAAGCTGAATGCTGCACTGGTTAGCGGCTGGTCGTTTGAAGCCGAGTTCTCTGATGCGGCCCTGCTGGAGTTCCTGCGTGAGGCTCCCTACGTCGCCGCAGAGGTTGACCGGTTTGCGAGTGATCGCCGCCGTTTTTTTGGGAAACGCTCGGCGGTCTCGCAGAACAGCTAATCGCGCACGCCGAGCATCAACTAGGACTCCTTCGACCAGCCGGGCCAAGGCCGAAGAATGGCCCGGACAAGCGCATCACTGTCCGCGCGCAATTGGAAGCCATCGCGGAGAAGACCGGCAAGCGGCCGTCTCGCCTGGATGGCCCGCCGTGCCCGCCTGAACTGGCCTATGTCTGGGAGTGGTACTGCTCAGCCAGGCCGATAGGCTCGCTCGTCGAACTGAAGGCTTGGGCGGACCTATACGGCCATAGGCTGCAGCCGCACGAGATAACCCTGATGCGTCGCTTGGCGTGCATCGAGGATCGTGTAGCGAGTCAGTAGGGACGAGATTTGGTAAAGTCGATCCTTTCCATGGAGAGGCTAGATATGCTGAGGATTTCGTCTATTGCTTTGATGGCGCTGCTTACAGCCTGTTCATCTGTGCCTATTACTGAAAGCGAAGCAAGGCCGATACCGCCTGACCGCGTGCATGAGGCCAAGTTTGTGCGTGCTGCAGATGGTCTGAGCAAAGTTGTCTTTCTGCGCGACAAGGGAATGTCCGGGAGCGCCTGCGATGTCCATGTCTATATCGACAACACGCTTGCTTTCACTGCAAGGCCCGGCGAAGGCGTGGATGTGTTCCTAGAGAGCGGAGAGCATTTTGTCCGAATGGACATGGGCGCAGGACTCTGCCCAGCGGCTTCGGTTTCGACAGACATCACGCTAAAGGCTGGTGAAGGCAGGGCATATCGGCTCGGATTCCAAGCCAACACCGGGCTTAGCCTGGTTCGCTTGCGATAGCTGAGCGGGTCAAGTCGAGCGGTTCAACGGGGCGATTGATTAAAGTCTGGAGGCAAGGATGCGCGTAATAGCCGCGGTTTTTCTGTTTCTCGTAGTGATTGGCGTACTCAAGTCGTGCGCTGACAGCAACCACGCGACGCCGACGGTGAGCAGGGCAGACAAAACGTGTGCTGATCAGGGCTACGCGTGGGTTATGGCTGGGAATTTTGTTAAGCGCGAGCTCAAGTCCCCGGATAGTGCAAAGTTCGGTCACAAGCCAGACGCCTACAGCTACCTAGGCGAATGCCGGCATTCGATCATTGGGTCCGTGGATTCTCAGAATTCTTTTGGGGCGATGCTCCGAACCCGATTTAGCGTCACGATGGTATATCTCAAGAGCGAGAACAAATGGAGGGCCGATCACCTAGCCTTTCATTGATACATCGCTCGCAAAACAAGCCGCCTCCGGGCGGTTTTTTTATGTCTGGAGAAAAGATGCGGCCTCAAGACTTTTACACCCGCACCAAGGCGAGTCGCGGGGTTCGCGTCGAGCTGATCGATCCGGCAGGAAATCGGGAATGGGTCAGCGTCCGCTCCGTCCTCAGTCACGAGTTTGTAGCAGTGGCTGCCGCCGTCGCGAAACAGGCGGAGCAGTTCCGGCAGCTTATTGATTCAGCGCAGCCGGCAGATCGCAAGCGCTTGAGCCGCCTGCGTCGCGCGACATTGGCATCCGCTCTGGTCGCCGACTGGTCGCTGCCGATGGAGGCGCCGTCCGAGATTGCTGAGCTGCTGATTGCTAACCCACGGCTGCGCCGGCAGATCGAGCGCATCTCAGAAAACCATGCGTTGCATTTCGAGGTGGTGGAATGACTGACTATGCAAGGCTGGTCGTTTCGGTAGATAGCACGCAGGTCAAGAAGGGCGACCAGGCGCTCGGCGACTTCGAGAAATCTGCAAAGCGCACTGAAAAGAGCGTCAGCAGCTTAGGCAGCGTGGTCCGGTCGGTTGCCGCTCCGCTCGCTGCATTCTTGAGTGTTCGCGCCGTCATCCGTGCATCCGATGAGTATGGCCAGATGGCCTCTCGGATTCGCAATGCCACCAGCAGCACCGAAGAGTATGAGATGGTGCAGGCTCGCCTGCTGGAGACTGCGAACGGCACCTATCGAGCTCTCAGCGAGGCCCAAGAGGTCTACCTGTCCACCGCTGACACATTGCGCGATCTCGGGTACGCCACATCCGAAGTTCTGGACATTACGGATTCGTTCTCCTACGCGCTGGTTCGTGACGCTGCGCGGGCAGACCAGGCCCGCACTGCCATGGATGCCTATTCCAAGGCGCTGATGAAGGGGAAAATCGACGCGGACGGCTTCGCTTCCATCCTCGCGGCCACCCCGTCAATCGTGAACGGCATCGCCGAGGCAACCGGGCGCAGCACAGAAGAGATTCGAAAGCTCGGCGCTACCGGGAAACTCTCGGTCGAGGCGCTGAACGAGGGCCTGCGCCGGAGCCGTGACGAGAACAAGGCACTTGCTGATGCCATGGAAACGTCCGTGCAGGACGCGCTGGTCAACCTGCAGACGCAGTTCGGCGTGTTCGTCGGGAAGGTCAACGAAACATCCGGCGCCAGTGGGGCATTGGTCGAATCGCTTGGCGAGCTTGCCGACATTCTGGCTGACCCTGCGACCGTAGAGGCGGCTCAGCAATTGGCAGCCGGCGTGGTCACGGCCTTTAGCGGCATTGCGTCTGCCATGCGCGAGACGGTTGGAATCGTCCGCTGGGGCGCCGAAGAACTCGCCGCGATGATGAATGGCGTCGCTGCTGATGACGTGGTTCGGCTCAATGATGAGCTTGTTCGCCTGCAGAAAATGAAGGAAGGAGGCGCGCTCGATAAGCTGGTCTTCTTCGGCCGCGACGGAATCGTCTCCTACTACAACGAGCAGGAGCTTGACGCGGAAATCGCAAAGATTCAGGCGGCACTGAATGACGCCATGAATCGGCCTGCCGGCAATCTGCCGGCACCAACCGAGCCGCCGAAGGCTGTGTCGGAAACGAAAAAGCTCGTCTCTGCCATCGCTGCAGACACCAAGGCGGCCGACGCTGAAGCCAAGAAGCTGACCAACTCCTACCAATCGATGGAGAAGTCACTGGCTCGTCAGCTCGCGCTGTACGGGCAGACAAGCGAGGTCGCTAGCCTTCGATTCGAGATTGAGCAGGGGGCGCTGAAAGGTATAGCCGGACAGCAAGCCGAGTACCTGCTTGGCCTTGCCCGCGAACTCGACACCAAGCGGGACTTAACCGAACAGGAAAAGCTGCGCATCGACATCCTGCGCGAATCTGGCCAGCTGCGCGCCGCCAATGACGCGCAGTTCCAGCTGGAGTACGCCGAGAAGATTGCCGAGTACGAGCGCCAGGGCAACGTTGAGGCTTTGCAGCGGCTGGAAACCCTGCGCCGAATCCGTGAAATCCAGATGAACGCTGATCAGGCGCCGGGCACCGTCGAGGGGGTGTCGCAGGCGCCAGGCACACAGGGCGTCGATGCTGTTGTCGGAGGTGCGGGCGGAGAGCTGATCAAGCTGGAAAAAGATGCTATTGCGCTTGAGCAGTGGCGCGCGACAGAGCTTGAGAAGCAGCGCGGCTTCCTTGAGGCAAAGGCCATCACGGAGGAGCAATACGCCGAGCGAATCAGCAACATTCACGAGCAACATCAACAGCGCATCGCTCAGATTGAACAGGCGCGATATCAGGTCTCGCTCGCTGGAGCTGCGGATCTCTTCGGAAATCTGGCTGACATCACTAGCCAGTTCGCAGGAAAGCAGTCCGGCATCTACAAGGCGATGTTCGTGGCGCAGAAGGCATTTGCCATTGCGCAGTCTGTCATCGCTATTCAGCAAGGCATTGCGCTTGCTGCAGCAAACCCATGGCCGACGAACCTTGGCGCAATGGCGTCAGTTGCCGCAGCTACCGCCGGGCTCGTGAGCAACATCAGCGCGGTAAGCCTTGCCGGCATGGCGCACGACGGTATCGACAACATCCCCAAGGAAGGCACCTGGCTTCTGGATCGCGGCGAGCGCGTTGTGGATCGCCGCACAAACTCCGACCTGAAGGACTACCTGGCAGACCGGAAAGGCGGGGGCGGGGCGCCGCAGATCACGATCCACGCACCGGTCACGGTCGAGGGGCAGGCTGGTATGAGCGAGCAGGAAATGCGTAAGCAGGGGCAGGTCACGGCTGACACGATCAACGCTGTCGTTATGACCAAGATCGAGCGTGAATCCCGTCCAGGCGGCCTGCTTTGGAACCTCTATGGAGCAGGACGATGATTGAGACCTTCGACTTTCCGATCGACAACTCCGCCTCCATCGATGTGTCCCAGCGGGCGCTGCGTACTGACTTCGGCGACGGGTATTCGCAAGAGGCCGGCGACGGCATCAACACCCGCACAGAGGCGTGGCGCATCTCGGCCATGGGGCACTGGGAGACCGGCGGCGGCATGCCGGTTAAGGCGATGGCCGAGTTCCTGGATCGGCAGGGAGGCTACAAGGCGTTCCAGTGGGTCACTCCGATGGGCGCGACGAAGCTGTTCAAGTGCCGGTCCGGCTACACCTTGACCGCGAAGGGGGCTGGAAACTTCCAGCTCTCTGCCAGCTTTGAAGAGGTCCACGCGCCATGACGCTCTCGACAGACGTTCAGCGCCTTGAGCCCGGGCAGGTCGTGACGCTCTACACCCTCGACGCTGAGGCGATTGGTGCTGAGGTGTACCACTTCCACAGCCACGACGCTGGCCCGATCAGCTTTAAGGGTGTGCAGTACGACCCATGGCCGCTCGAGGCTAGCGGGTTCGAGATGAGCGGCAGCCGCAATCCTTCGCCGTCGCTGAAGATGGGCAACGTTGGCGGATTCATCACGGCGCTGTGCCTTGAGTTCGACGACATGGTTGGCGCCAAGCTGACCCGCCGCCGGACGCTGGCCAAGTACCTGGATGGAATGCCCGATGCCGATCCGGACGAGGAGTTTCCACCGGAGATCTGGTTCATCGAGCAGAAGGTCGGCGAGACATCCGAGGCAGTGGAGTTCGAACTGGCCAGCGCCATGGACTTCCAAGGTGTTCAGCTTCCGCGGCGGCAGATCATCGCGAACCACTGCCCGTGGCGGTACCGAAGCGCGGAATGCGGCTACACCGGCCCGCCAGTGGCGGATGAGTACGACATCATCACGACGGATGCGGCACGGGACAAATGCGGCAAGCGGCTGCAGAGCTGCAAGCTGCGATTCGGGGCGAACAATCCAATCTCGTTTGGGGGTTTTCCTGCAGCCGCCCTCGTGCGCTAACCCGGTTCCAGAGCAACAGCCCGCCGCGAGCGGGCTTTTTTGCGGGTGCAGACCCTGCGACTACCAGCAGCGGCCAAGCGGAACGCGGAATCCTTCTATCCAGTGGCATCGTTCGGGCTTGTGGTAGATGGCCAATACCGACCCTGCCGCAACATCGCCTCCACGCCATCCGAGCACTTCGTCATCGACCCGGCCGACTACAAGGCGGCCATGCGCGAGGGAGAGGTCCAGGCCGTGGTGCACAGCCACCCAGACTACCCGGCGCAGCCCAGCGTGGCGGACAGGGTCGCCTGCGAGGAGTCTGGCCTGCCCTGGGCAATCATTCCGGTGGAGCAGGGCAAGGCGGGGAAGCATGTCTGGCTCAAGCCCGAAGGCTGGCAGGCGCCGCTGATCGGCCGAGAGTTCGTCCATGGCGTGCATGACTGCCTGTCCATCGTTCTCGACTTCTACCAACGCGAAATGGGCATCGACCTTGGCTACTACGAGCGCGAGGACGGCTGGTGGGATCAGGGGAAGGACTATTACCGGGAGCTGCTGCCAAAGGCCGGCTTCCACCCGGTGAGCAGCTTGCAGCACGGCGACGTTGTGCTGATGCAGATCCGGTCCCCGGTACCGAACCACGCCGGCATTTATCTCGAGTCGGGCGTGCTGGCTTCCGAGCCTGAGCACTACCCGGCCCCGCAATCAATCCTCCATCACCTCTACGGGCGCGACTCCAAGCGCGACCCGTATGGCGGCTATTGGCTGGAAAAGACAGTGAGCATCTGGCGCCATGAAACTCAAGACAATCAGGCTCTACGGAAAGCTGGGGGCTAAGTTCGGCCGCGTTCATCGCCTGGCTGTAGCGAATGCCGCCGAAGCCGTGCGCGCGCTGTGCGTGATGCTGCCTGGCTTCGAGAGCCACATGTCCAATGCGCCGGGCGGCTACGCGGTGTTCTACGGGCAGGAGAATGTCGGCGCCGAGGCGCTGGGGCATCCAGCCGGCAAGGATGACATCCGCATCGCGCCGATTCCCGCAGGCGCCAAGCAGGGCGGCCTGTTTCAGGTCATCGTCGGCATCGTCCTGATCGTGGCCGGTGCAATCACGGCAAACCCGGCGCTGATGATGGCAGGCGCCGCAATGGCCATCGGCGGGGCGGTGATGATGCTCTCTCCGCAGCCAAGCGCCGCAGAGTCGGCCGACTCGGCCAACAACCGTTCCAGTTACGCATTCAACGGCCCGGTCAATACCGAGGCCCAAGGCAACCCTGTTCCGCTGCTCTACGGCGAGTTGATCGTCGGGTCTGCGGTGATTTCTGGCGGCGTTTACGTTGAGGATCGGGCATGACAGCAATGATCAAGGGCGCCAAGGGTGGCAGCGACAAGCCGCGCACGCCGAAGGAGTCGCCCGACAGCCTGGTCAGCATCGCCTATGCCCGCCTGATCGACCTCATCTCCGAGGGCGAAATCTACGGGCTTGTCAACGGCTCTGCGTCCATCTACCTGGACGAGACTCCGGCGTCGACCAGCGGCGGTTCGTCCTTCAGCGGTTTTAGCTGGGAGCAGCGTACCGGCAGCCAGGATCAGTCCTACCTGGCCGGCTTCCCGCAGGTCGAGAACGAAATCAACATCGGCGTTGAGCTGCAGGCCTCTGCGCCGTGGGTGCGCTCGATCACGAATACTGACCTGTCGGCGGTTCGGATCAACTTCACCGTCCCGCGCCTGGCCAAGCAGAACACCAGCAACGGCGACACTACTGGATACCGGGTCGACTACGCCATTGACGTAGCGATTGGCCTGGGTGCCTACCAGCAAGTCCTGACCGGTGCCTTCAACGGCAAAACAACTGGCGGCTACGAGCGTTCCGTGCGGATAGACCTGCCTGAAGGCTCTGGCGGCTGGCGTGTGCGCGTGCGCCGGCTGACCCCGAACAGCACGTCGTCGGCCATCGCAGATACGGTCAACATCAAGTCGTTTACCGAGATCATCGACGCCAAGTTCCGCTATCCGAACTCGGCCATCGTAGGCGTCTCGTTCGATGCGGAAACATTCGGCGGATCGGTGCCGCGCCGGGGCTACCATGCCCGCGGCCGGATCATTCGCGTGCCGAGCAACTACGATCCGGAAGCCCGCACCTACACCGGTATCTGGGACGGCACGTTCCAGCTGGCGTACAGCAACAACCCGGCGTGGATCTACTACGACCTGCTGCTGCACCCGCGCTACGGCCTCGGCGACCGCATCGACGCGAGCCAGGTGGACAAGTGGGGGCTGTACCAGATCGGCCAGTACTGCGATCAGCTGGTTAGCGACGGCCAAGGAGGCATGGAGCCGCGCTTCGTCTGCAACCTATACCTGCAGAAGCGCGCTGACGCCTACAAGGCGCTGCAGGACATCGCTGCAGTGTTCCGCGGTATCACGTATTGGGGCGCCGGCCAGGCGATCGTCTCGGCCGACATGCCTGCCGACCCGGTCTACACCTACACCAACGCCAACGTCAAAAACGGCAAGTTCAGCTACAAGGGCAGCAAGCGCAGCACGCGCTACAGCGCCGTCCTGGTGGGCTGGAACGACCCGGCCGACATGTACCGCCGCAAGGTCGAGTACGTGCAGGATGACGACGCCGTAGCGCGCTTTGGTGTACAGACTACCGAGATCACTGCGCTCGGCTGTACGTCGCAGGGTCAGGCGCAGCGCGCCGGCCGGTGGGCGCTGCTCACCAACCTGCTCGAGACGGAAACGGTCACGTTCTCTGTGGGGCTTGATGGTATCCGTGCACGTCCAGGCCAGATCATCCGCGTGGCTGACAATGCCCGGGCGGGGCGTCGCATTGGTGGCCGGCTGAGTGCTGCAACGGCGACCGTCGTCACCGTGGATAAGGTCGAAGGCGTGCAGAGTGGCGACGAACTGACCTGCATCCTGCCGAGCGGCGTCGCGCAGACCCGCAGCATCGTCGCGGTCGATGGTCACCAGCTGGCCGTCACGCCTGCATTCGACGCAGCCCCTGTCACGCAGAGCGTGTGGGCCTGGGAATCGACCAGCCTGGCAGCCCAGCGCTACCGGATTGTCAGCATCGCCGAGTCCGGGCCGCTGGAATATGCCATCACGGCGAGCAAGTACGTCGAGGGCAAGCACGCCGCGGTTGACAGCGGGGCGATCATCAGCCAGCGCCCGATTACGGCAATCCCTTCGAGCGTGCAAGCAGCGCCGCAGAACATTCGAGCCCTCAGCGACTGGATGATTGAGCAGACCCTGGCCGTCACCGCAATGACGATCCTTTGGGATGCTGCGCCTGGCGCTACCCGGTATGACGTGGAGTGGAAGCGCGGCGATGGGGCTTGGGCATATGCCGGGCGCACGGGCAGCACAGAGATGGACGTGGTCGGCATCTACGCCGGCACCTATCAGATCCGCGTCCGCGCACTGAACAGTCTGGACGTGGCAAGCCCATGGGGATACAGCGAAGCGATCGACCTGGCCGGTAAGGCAGGCACGCCGCCTGCGGTGGCCTTCCTGAGCGCTGTGCCAGAGGTTTTTGGCATTCGCCTGCACTGGGGCTTTCCGGCCGGATCAGAGGATACGCTGCGGACCGAATCTTAGTTTGGCTCGCCGCAGAGCGCGCCCGA